ATACTTGAGTTAAAACTACCTCTGTAGCATTAATAGATCTAACATAACCAGTAGCATTACTACTTAGACCCTTAACTTTATATGAAGTTAGAATCTTACCAGTTGCATCTACATTGAGTGTTAGTTTGGTAAAGACTTGAGTGTCATATAAGTACAACTGCCAAGGGGTAGCACCGTCCACATAGGGTGCATCTTCCAGTGCGAAGGAATAGATACGTGACTCACCCACCAAGTCTCCTGTGGGGAGTCCACCAGCATCTAGACGACCATTATAAAGTCCTACAATATTATCATTTACATCTAGACCAATAACAGGAGTACCAATAGCATTATTGACAAGGAAGAGACTTCCCATTTCAAAAGGAACTGAACTAGCCTCAACATTCTGTGTTGTTCTTGGCTTGTTGGTATCTAAGTTTACTGTTCCTGGGTTATTGATATCATAACCCCTTACATATGCTTTACCTGCTGACACTTTTACGACAGCTAAGTCATCTGAAGGAACTAACCCACCAGATGTTACCTGATTACCCTGATATACACCACCATTTCCTAAGTTATTACTTAGTGATTCGGCAACTCTAATACCCAAACCATATACGGAGTAATCACCAGATTCTTCGTAGGTTCTTTGTGCTAGATAATCTTTAATGATATTATAGTCACTATTCTCTGTGATTTTCTTAACTTCACCATTATCGACACGTAATAGCTCTACGAAGTTAGTATCATTATAGTCGTCAAGTGGTTTCTTAATTAGTTCTGTAGAAATCTTGAGTCTATCTGCACCTGGTGCAGAGAAGTTGTTGAAACCCTTGGCGTTATCGTATAGTGAGTTATCTTGACCAGCAGTAATAATCTGCTCAGTAATCTGAAGACCGACTCTATATGAAGGAGTATTATTGAAAGGCTCTAGGATTACTACACTCTCTCTTACCTGAGCGAAGAATCCACGAATGAAGTAGATACCATCACGAATCTGTGCAGCAGAACCTACTGATGTAGAATTAGTTGAGACAGTACTAATTAAAACACTCTCTGCCGTAATAGTAGTATTACCATATACTACATCACTATTAGCCGTAATTTCTTCGTTATCGTCAAATACTGTTGTAATGGTATCAGAACCACTATTAACGTAACTAACAAAGATTGTAGGGTTGGATACACCACTATTAGGTGGTAGTAAGTAGTTAATTACCTTAGCGGTAACTCCACTAGTCTTACCTCTGATGGTTTTACCAACCAACTTATCTAGATACAAAGAAATATCAATACCACCCTGCTGTTTGTTGAGAACAACAGAGTTATACTTTGCATTATATGTAATACTACCAGGGATAACCATGGACCCCTCTTTGAAGAGGTGTTGACCAAAGTTACTTACCTGATTCTGCAAAATAGATTGCAGTGTAGTAAGTTCCCGAGCTTGTACTGGAAAGCCAGGTTTAAAGAGTACTTTGTAGTAGTCTTTCTTCGGATCGAAATCGTCGAAGTATGGGCTAGTATCTAGATTAATCTGAGACATGGATTAGAATTCCAAGATGATCTTAACGTCTTCTTTTTGTCGTGGATTCCTGGGTACTACTGGTCGATTATCCAAGTAAAGTATCTCACCACTCTGATTATTTATCTCCGATACTGCAACCCCATTTGTGAACTCGGCACCGAGCTCAACTGACTTAGAAGCTACTGTTTCAGTAGATCCATTGAAGTTGGTATCAATAGTAGATAGAAATCCACTACTAGTAGTTACAGGATTTGTATTAGATTCGAATGGAATCTTTTTACCACTAGTAGTAATACCAACATAGTCAGTATTATCATAGGTTTGTGGATTATAGTATAGTGACCTATCCTGAATATACTTCATAACCTTTGTTTCCTCATCAAAGGAAACAACATACCCTCTAGCAGTACCTTTTGTAGTATCTTGGATGATAACGTCACCAACATCTGCATCACCACTAAAAGATAACATCTTAAGTGATTCACAGGAAGTAAAAGTATTCTCCGTAAAGATTTGATTAGATCCGTTGATAGTTGGATTCCGAATCAAACCAATCTGAGCAAACTTAGTGTCAACAGGGAAGTCGTTTGTTGAATCATCAAAACGAGCATATACCAGGACTCTATCTGTACCCAATTCCTGATAGATGTCAAAACCATGTCCTCTAGAGGGGGGAATGATAACATCCAACTTAGCTGCTGTTGTAGCACTCTGGTTAATAGTGCCTAGGTCAACTAGACCCCAACTATATCCCTTACCACCCTTAGCAATAATAGCGTTAGTAATACGACCAGAGTTTACATCAATAATAGCTCTGGCACCTTCACCATCACCGATGATAGGTAGTTCTTGACCAACACCACCAGCATATCCAACACCTGAAACATCAATGTAAATCTGCTTCAATTGACTATCATTGATTACAGAGTCACCACTTTCCCTGATTGAAACAATCTGTGAACTATCAGTTGTAGTCCAGTCATTAGGAACTGTAATATAGTCTGTACTATCAAACTTGATAACGTCAGATGGGGATACTGTAAATAGATACTTCCAAATATAACCATCACCACTAGAACCAGCTGCCGATGGTTCGGTGTCTACGAAGTTGGGTTCATCCTCAGAGCCATTACCCTTAGGGTTGTTACCACTAGATCCGTTACTTAGACAGATATAGACCTTAAATTCACTATTGATGATATAGTAGTTTGCATCATATAATCGTGTCGAACCTGTGTTAGGTGACACGTTATTGACACTATAGTCATCACGGTATTGGTCGAATCTGGTTCCTTTAATCCAGTTAATGCGACGAATCACCCGTTTAATATTTCCAGGCGTGATTCGTCGTCCATACATCATCGTGTCATAGGAATGACGAATGTATGCAAAACTATCAATAGGATTTGGTGGATCGTTATTCCAATTAAGCGATCTACCATACCCCTCACCAACAGGATTGGGGAGACCAACAAAGATGTAGTATGAGTTATTTGGATCAGTTACGGATTCGATGAAGTTGTCGGCGTTAAACAGCCTAAAGTCATCTGTAATTAAAGCAGCCATTGTGTATAAACAGGATTTAGGATACAGTTCCTAAACCCTATTTATATCGACTTATATAACCTTCTTCGCCATACCACCCTCATTCCTCAAACCTTCAGTGATTCGTTTAATGATTGGGTAGTTTTCCATCTCAGAGGTATATGTTGTCCCATCCACCTTGTAACTAAGTGCGAGATCGACATCTCTTGGGACATTATTCAATCTACCCCAACTGAAGTAACCTAAGTTGTTACCAGAAACATCGATACCTGAGAGGTCTGTGCCGTTAGAGACGTTAGCGTCCCAGAAACCAGTAAATCCTAGATTCTGATTAGATCTAACTTCATAAACCGCGTCTAGGAATTGTGTTCCTAAACCAACCACTGTAGCTGCGTTATTTCCGATGGTTTCAACACCATTACCAACAGGAGTTCCAGATAGAACCACCGAGTAACCAGCGTTTAGTTCGGAAGCAACAACTGTAGGATCAACTTTATAGAATACCCTGATACCCTTGGTTGCCCCAATAGAACCGGTGGTTGCTTGGATACCTGTAACGATACCCGCGAAACCTTGAACGATTGGGATAGTCTCTAGAATCTCAGTATCAACCTGTGGTTCCTCAATAAGGACAAATGGTGGATTATCTTGATTGTAACCAGAACCATTATCACTGAGGATTACCGAGATGATAGATCCATCAATAGGATTGAGGATAGTACTACCAATTTCAGCTCTATCACCTGTGGAAGAAATACCAATGGTGATTTGAGTTCCTGATGAATATCCTGCACCTGAGTCTAGGATAGTGACAGAAGCAACTTTACCAGAAGAATCTACATTCGCGCGTATGTTTGCTGGCTCAAACTTGACTGGTGGGTCATATTGGTATTCAGTGGGTCTAATAACTAAACCTTGAATATTGGTAAGAACCACACTGGAACCAGGAATGTCTTCTTCATAAACTAATGTTTCTGCGTTACTGAGGAACATCTCAGAATCAATTGCGGATACATCTCTGATGATAGATACAGTTGGTCTAATGATAGACTCTAAACTATCTCTGGTCTTAGGAGTAACCTCACCATAAATGAAGATGTCTCTCTTCTGTTTTTCCCATGCTACTTGTCTTTCTCTAAGGATTTCCAAGTCGTTATTACCAAAGTAAATGTTGGTCCTAACTGTATCAGAAGAAGCAATCTCTGTAACTGTCCTGAGGAATTGTGTTTTAGTCAAGTCATCAGTTTTGTTATCATTGTACTTGTTACTCTTCATAATCTGTAGTTGGTCACCAGGTCTGATAGACTCATCGATTTCAGTAACAATCCTACTATCAACATCCCTCTTACCGCGGTAGAAGTAGATATCAATATCATCCTGTGCGAATGGTGCCGTTGAGAACTGGAATGTATTACCACCATCAAAGAAATAACTCTTACCGGGTACTTGTAATACAGTATTCACATAGATGAGTAGAATAGCGTCCAATTCAATAGCTGCCGAATCCTCGTTATTGGGA